AAGTTTTGATTAAATAAAGCAGCGTAACCTACAGCAACCGTCTTACTACCTAAAGTGTCACTACCTAATGAACTTGTGCCTACTGCTGTGTTTGTGTCTGCATCAGTTAAAGCGTCACCAGCTAGACCGCCAACAAGGGTGTTGTTTATGCCTGTGGTGACTGCTCTACCTGCTTGATCACCAACGGCTACGTTATAAGTATCTGTCGCTGTAGTAAAGTTTTGAGTGAGCAAAGCAGAATTACCAATAGCAACAGAACGACTACCTAAAGTGTCCGCAGTTAAAGCATTATTACCAATAGCTACATTAAAGTCAGCATCAGTCAGTGCATCACCAGCTAATCCACCAACTAGGACGTTTTTTATGCCAGTTGTGACTGCTGAACCTGCACTGTATCCTACTGCTGTATTAAAAGTATCTGTAGCAGTTGTAAAGTTTTGAGCATTTAATGCAAAACTACCAATTGCAATACTATTTGAACCTTGAGTATCAGTTGTTAATGCTTGCATTCCTACGGCTGTATTATGGTGACCTACTGTTAAGGCATCGCCTGATAACGCCCCTACAAAAGTATTTACAGTACCTGTTGTGACTAATGCACCTGCATTAAACCCTAGCGCTGTGTTGAAACTATCTGTAGCTGTAGTAAAGTTCTGTGCTTCTAAAGCAGCATAACCCAAAGCAGTTGATTTACTCCCCAGTGTATCTCCACTTAAAGCTAACATACCTACAGCAGTATTAAAGTCAGCATCTGTTAAAGCATCTCCAGTTTTACTACCAATGAGGGTGTTTTGAACGCCAGTGGTGAGTGCTGTTCCTGATAATGAGCCTACAGCCGTATTAAAACCTGATCCAGACCCCACGTTGAAAGCTGTTAATGCCTCATAACCTACAGCTACGTTGTTTTCTGAGTGAGTATTAGTGCTTAAAGTGTTGTGTCCAACAGCCGTATTCCCATCTCCAGTTGTATTAGCATCCCCTGAAAGCGCACCTACATAAACATTTCTGTTTCCCGTTGAAAGAGATAAACCCGCATCTGCTCCTATCGCTACATTATAAGTATTTGCAGTGTCTCCGTTTTGTGCTTTTAATGCACGATAACCAAGAGCAGTTGAGCCACCCCTAGTGTCTTCAGTTGCTAATGCCTCAAAGCCAATAGCAACATTCTGATCACCCGTAGTCAAAGCAGTACCAGCCTCATCGCCCACGACCACGTTGTAGTTACCGCCAGAGGCTATTGAGTTACCTGCATTGACGCCTGCTACAAAATTTGAAGTTCCAGCAGTGACAGTTGCAAGATCACCAGAGACAAAAAACGTATCTGCACTTGCATCAAAAAGAACATATTTGCCAGATGTAGCGCCAAAGAATTTAACATCATATCCTGTGTCATCTACACCAACAGAAAGCGTTGCATCAATCTGAACTGCACCATCAATATCAACAGCATCTAAGTTTGTTGTACCATTAACATCTATACTGCCTTCAAGATCAATGTCACCACCAACGATTAAGTCATCCGTAACAGTAAGATCATCACTAACCGTTAAATCATCAACAACAGTGGTTCCTGCCAAGTTAACCGCAGTAAGAAGGTCATGGACTACACCACCTGATCCTAAACCATCTGTTGCAATAACTTTTGTTTGACCCGCAGGAATAACTACGTTTGCGCCACTACCGCATGTGAAGGTCAAATCCGCAGCCGTTGCGTTATACATGAACCAAGTTTTAGAACTAGTATTTGGCAGCAAGGTAACAGTACAAGCTTGACCGCCACCTGTAAGCTTTAATCCAAGTGATCTGTCTGCATCTAGCGCACCATCAGCGATTGTGATGTTGTCAGTAGAAGCATTAGCGATTGCTCTGGTTCCCCAAGCAGTTGCCTGACCAATTATTTCTAAGTTGGTATTCGTAGTATCGCCCCAAGTACCAGACTGTTCGCCAGTGCCGATTTCCTCAAGGCGGAGATTATTTACATATGTACTAGCCATTGTTTAATTCCTAAAATGATGCCACCTCTCCCCACGATGGAGAAGAGGAAGGGTTAATTGGGTTATAACTCGGATTTTGATCAGGAACAACATCGCTCCACACAAGAACCTGAGAAGATGTGACTAAGGCTGTTGCAGAAAGCCCAGTAACGTCTATATTTGCGTCTGCTGTAACAAGTGAAGAAACATCTCCAACAGAAGCAGTTGCCGTTAATCCTGTAACGTCTATAACGGCTGTTCCTACTACCGTAGAAGCGCCGGGAGAGCCTGTAGCTGCAATCCCTGTTACAGATATACTAGCTGTTCCAGTAACTGTTACCGAACCAACTGATGCAGTAGATGTAAGTCCAGTAACTGGTTGTACTGCTGTTCCAGTAACAGTTACTGCGCCTACAGAGGCAGTTAATCCCGCTAAAGCTACGTTGTTGCCCCAAGTGCCACCATTCCAGCCTTGGCTAGAAGAGTTCCACCCTAAATAGGCAACAACCATATCGGTCATTAGGCTATCCTAATAATCGCGTTACTCGCATCAGCGGCTGGGAATACAACAGTAAACGTTCCGTTACTGGCTGTTTTATCAGCGCCAAAATCCAAAACAACCACAGAAGGATCACCTGATGCGGTGTCGTTAAATATTAGAGCGCCACGAGCCGTAAAGCTTGCTGAACTAAAAGAAGCATCAGCGAAATCTGTTAATGCGGTAGTTCCAGAAGCTGAAGGGTTTACATTAGTTAAGGCCACACCCTTCGCGGAATACGCGCTACCAGCAGTATTGCTGATTTCATTAGTGGAAGTGTACGCAGTAGTTGCCGCAGTAAATGTTGCGCTGTTAGTATAAAGTGCCAAATTAAACGTGTTACCGCCGCTGGCTAAAAAGTTGTGCTTGGCCTCAAGAAGCTCTTTCTTAAAGCTCGTACACATGAAGTTACCGTTAAAGGCCATGTCACAATCTCCTTATTAGTGATGCAAGCTCTGGGTGTCCTGCATCGGTTAATGCGTTATATACAGTAGTTCTGTCGTTTTGCACAGCATCAGCTAGATAAAACTCTATTAGTTTAACTATACGCTGTCTGAAGGCGTGTGCTTGCTGTTGAATTGCAGGATGAGCGCTATCAGAAACAGAAAGAATCTTATCTGCGCATCGCTCTGCAATCTCTTCAGGATTGAAGCCCCTTCCGTTAGAGGTGTGAACCTCTACTTTGTAATCGTCAGGTAGGCCAATATTCATACTAGGTATCATGTCTTCTCCCTTAATATCATTCCAGTGCGATAAGCATCTGTAACTTCTTGAGACTCACCAAAGTTTTTGACACGAGACATTGCCTCAGTAAACCTTTGAGTGTAATTCTGTACTAAATCTGCCTCACCCTTCATAAATGTGTACGCCTCAATGAGAGAGCCGTATAAAAGAGCCACATAAGCGTTTGTACTTAGCCAAGTTGTTCCAGAATCCGCACCAGCAGTAAGACTAGTTGGTCTGTAGAAGTAATGAAGCTCTACTGGGTAGGCCACATCGGGAGTAGGGGCTAATATAAAGTGAGTTATATCAAATTGAGCGTAATATCTTGGCTCTCCAGTGGTAGTGCTGTTGGGGTTAAAGGACTGAATGAAGTTTACATCCTTAAATAACAGAAACTCTTTAACGCTATCTTTGGTGTAAGACAGGCTAAAAGGAGCCAAGTAATCGCCCGGAAGAGTAAGAAACTGGGAATTAGCGTTGTCTGCTGAAAACGCTGTTAAAATACCTGTAGAATTTTTCCTAAAAACCTCAAGTTGAGCAATCTTTAGTATTCGTTCTTCTGCGTTTTTTATAAAAATATCTAAACTATTCACAAAAGTTGTTTCTGTGTTCTCAGTATAGTTCTGAATAGCTGTTTTTAATTCTGCATATGTAAAGCTCATGATTCTGTCACCGTAACGCTACCAACTGATCCAGTTGCAACTAAGTTATTAGGGGTTAATCCGCCATCATCTGCGCGTCCTACTGGATTGTACCCCCATTGAATGTTTCTTTGTTCAGATAAATTCTGTTCTGGACGTGGGTTTCTAAGAGATTGTGCATCAGGAATCGCTCTCAAAGGCTCAAGTTGCGGTTCTTTTCTCTCCCACTCGTCTTTACCAACCAGAAGGCCATTCCACTCTTTTCTCATGTCTCTCAGGCGATAACGGAACCCTGAACGATCAGATATGCCGTATGCAAATTTGCCTGTGGCATATTTAGACATATCTATAATTCCTTAAATCTGGAGCAACTCTGAAGGACGCACGATCCCTATCTTCATCCATTGCACGCGTTAATTCCTCTTCATAGACCGTTTTTAACATTTGAACGCGATCTGGAGCGCGTTTTAGAGCTATATAATAGGCCAAACCAGCCGCTAAAGCAGGGTAAAAACGGAAGGGAACTTGCATAGTATTGACGTAATTATCAGCGTCATCTAGGCGTATTAGAGCATCATATAGGACCACATCGGTACTATTATCGGGTAAAGGCCACAATTTAAGCACTGGATTTATCTGTCTATCAACAAAAAACTGCGTTGAGCGTCCTGTCGTGGTTTTTGTTGGGATACTGAGATATTCGTCACGACTAATGCGACTTAAAGAGAAATCAGTGCCATCTCGCCTAACAACAAGAGATAATATGTCAATAACATCAGTTCCTAGAGACTCATCACCATCTCCAGAGGTAACAGTGAAGTTTCTTTGAGCAATAGTCCACTGGTTCAAGCCACGATTGGCCCAATCAGCAAATAAAAGGTTCAAAGAGCGTTTTGCAGTCTTTAAATCATACCCTGTACGCACTTCTAGGCCGCAACGCTCAAAAGCCTCTTCAATATAATCTGCTACATCTAATTCAAAGTCTTTGGAGCCTGATACAGTCATGTTATTCCTCGTTATAAAGGTTATCGAAAACCTTGTTAACATCTAGTGTATAGTCTAAATCACTTTTTGAATAGTGTATATGTTGAGATGGCTTGAAATCAGGAGCGCCCTCGCCTGTTTGAAACCAAGCAGGGTGCGTTACACGCACACGGTTATTGGGTAACGCAACAATATTACCCGTCCATTCTCCAGCATCTAATAATTGAAGCACATGGCTTTGTTTATGTTGCGCTGGATCATCCGCTATTTCTGATTCAGTGTAGTCTACAGTAAATAAATACTTTGCTGGGTGCATTTTACCATCTATTTTAGCCATCCAAGGGCAAGGAGTAGTTCTATCCATGACATACACAGAATTATGATGAGAAGCACAGTCCCAAGGCTGTGCATCGTATGTTTCCATTGGTTCAGGCCACTCTTCTAGGGGAATGTCACCAACAAGCGCAGTTATAGGCATACGCGCCCACATAGCACCACCATGTACTGTGTCTTCTTTTTCTCCTTCAGCCTCATTTCCAGTAAATATAACCTGAAAACTCAAACATCTGTTTGGTATTGTTGTTACGCCGACAACCATAGCGTGCAAAAATTCGCCGTGATAATCCTCATGGTTATGAGTGTATTCACGACGAACCCATGCCTTAAAATAAGGTATATTGCTGTGCAAATAAGCCATATTTTACTTTTTAACTATTTTATAACCAGCGGGAAGTGCTGCTCTTGCTGAAGCAAGTGATTTTTTACCACCAGCGGCTCCACCTTTTGTCATACGCATGACTTTTTTGCCACCTGTGGCCCCACCTTTAGACATACGGCGAACTGTTTTACCGCCTGCTGATCCACCTTTTGACATTTTCTTAACTTTACCACCGTTTCGGTAGCCTTTTTTCTTCATAGCCATAATATAAAACTCCTTATGATTGACTTACAGCGCCTCGTGTGCGCTTTCTTCGGTTGGACATTATTTTACCGCAACCCCTTGCAACAGCAGTTCCGGGTACGCTCTTACCATTAAATTTACGTTTAGAATTAGTTTCCACAGCACCTCCATTTTCCATGTTACGAACTTTTGCTTTTTTAGTGTTAGAAACCACAGTTTTTCCCTTTGCTCCTGCACGTTTCTTTTTACGGGCAGTTTTTGCACGCTCTTCTTTAGAAAGACTTTGAGCTTTTTTGCGAGGTAAACAACGATCTGGTCTTTTTTTATTTTTAGAAGTTCCGCACTTGCCCTTGATCTCTCCATCAGTGCCAATGCGAACCCAATCTTGATTTACCCAATCTTTAAGCGCACCCATTAGCTTTTCTTTTTTCTTTTAGTAGGTTTAATAACCTTTTTAAGACTTTTTGCTTGTCCAGCATGTAAACGAGAAGCCTTTTTAAGACCTTTAATAACCTTTTTAACAGCAGCTTTTTTCTTTTTATTCATCATTTCTTTTTCTTCTTTCCCTTTGCACCTTTAGCGTAATTAGGGTCTTTACAATATTTAGATGCTGCCATGTTTGCATAAGCACTAGGATATGTGTCGAATGTTCGCTTGGCCCATGCTTTTCCAGAAGGACATATCTTACTGCCTTTAGATTTCTTTGAAGCGGCTCCACCTTTCCTAAAGTAACTTAAACCTCTAGGCATATCGTCCTTTTTTTGAGGTGGCTTGCTGATTTGATTGCTCATTTGACTACGACCTATTGCCATTTTAACACTTCCATCTTTTACGAGCTTG